ATCGGGAAGATCGGCAAGGTGTTCGAGGACGCCAAGGAAATCCAAGGGTTGAAGCAACTGAACCTCCTGCGCACCGCCAAGGGCGGACTCGGGCGGGAGATGCGCGCCATCTGGGAGGAGAGCAAGCCCGGCGAGTGGGATCAGATGCTCCGGCACGCTCGGGCGCAGGCCGGTGAACTGATCGACGAGGACGAGTTTGCGATCCGCCTACTGGCAGAAAATCAGGCCGCGAACGCCATCCCGGTGCGGCGCATTCAGGATACGTACGGGAATACAACCTCCATCGACATCGACTTCGATAACGCCATCACGACGGGCCAGTGGTCGGCGCCGCAGTCGCTCGGTGAGATGCGCGCCCTGAATATGGACCACGTGGCGACGCGCCTCGGGTTGCGTGATGTGAACGGCCGGGACTTGAAGACCATCGGGCAGATCAGAGAGGCGCTAGCCGGCGGGACGCTCGACCGGGAGGTCATCTCACGGGGGTTGCGCGATTTCGGGGCGCATCCGGACTACATTGCGCGCGTGGAAAGCTCCCTGCGGTTCAGTTACCGCCAGTTCTGGGATGACGTGACCGAGACGTTCGCGTTGACGCCGGTCGAGCGGCGCAACTTCGAGAGCATGTTCGCCCGCTTCGCCGAGCAGCGCAGCATGACGCCAGTCGAGTACATGTCGCAAGTCTACAGTCCGAACATCGTCGCCCGGGGTGAGGGCGGCGTGGGCTCGCTCGGCGCGCTGGTGGAATTCTACCGCGGCGGTCGCCTCGAACGCGTCCCCGATCTGGCGCAACTCGTCGGCGTGGTCGGACAGTCTGATATCGACGACCTCTATCGCCAGATGGGCCAGATCATGAGTCAGCATCTCGACCCGTCCGCTAAGCGGGCTTTCCTCCTTGAGATGAACCCTCAATTGATGGCGAGCGCGCGCAGCGGTGAAATCCTGACGGACATGTTGGAGATTGAGGAGATGTTCGCCAGCGGCGGGGCGGACGCGCTCTCTCAGCGGATCATGCACTTCGTCCGGGGGCAGCCCGGCACGGGGCCCAACGTCGGCGTACTGGACGAGGCTACGGGGGTAGCGAAGATACGGAACGCGGCGACTGAGTGGCGCGCAGCCGGAGGGCGCCCGCGGAACCTGCAGCGCGTTGTCTATGCAGATAACCCGGGACTGGCGCAGGAGGTTGCCGACGCCTTCGATCAACTGCCGCCGACCTACCAGCATGCGCCGACGCCGAGCGAACTGGCTGCGCGCATTGATGTTGGGACGGTTGAGGCTGTGGCTCGTGGCACGGCCATCACGGCTACCGCGCTCAAGACCGCTGAGGCTGCCCGTCTGCCCCTGCCGCTCCGGGCGTCGTACGAGGCCCACTTGACTGAGAGTCGGAAGCTGTACCTCCATCTGGCCGACGACCTCGGGATCACCGTGAAGGGCAGCCGCTCGGCCGCGCCGTACGCGACCGCCGACGCCCTGCGTGCCGACCTTCGGCGCGGTGTCATCAAGGTCCCCTATAGCGGCTACTGGCATCCCCTGTACTCCGCTGAGGACCTGTTCATTCAGCGGGCGGTGCGGGATGTCTTCGGCTACGGGCAGGAGGCGAACGCTCTGGGGAGCCACGACGCAATCATGGGCGCGGCGGCAATGTACTCGGACGAGGCTCGCGCTGTGCTCCTCTCTGATGAGTTTGGTCGCTCGGCGTGGGAGGCGAACAACGCCTCCGTGATCGAGCAAGCCGTCGCTGAGCCGACCACGGTCGCCGGATACGAAGCTCGGTGGGGTCGCGCCGCCAGCACGCCGACGACAGTGGAGAGCGGGCTACGGGGGATCGGACGCTTCGCCACGCGCTCCGTTGGCAACGGCGTGCGCGCCCTGCCGGCAGACCTACAGACGGAGATGATTACCACGATTGCCCAGTTGCGCAATCAGTTCCCCGGCGTGCCGCTCGACGCGATCGACGTAGGCCCGCTACCTCCCGGCGTGTTCGGTGCGACACTTGACTTCGAGTTGGAGCGTCCAACGATCGTGGTCGCCCGTGAGGGTGCCGGCTGGGAGTCTGATGTAGTCGCCCGCGGGACGGCGACGCAGTATCGGGAGTCGCGGCGTTTTGCTACCGGCGGGAATGTGGATGCGGCGCCGAACGTCGAGTTCACCGTTAGCGGTGAGCGGGTCGGCGATCTTTACCATGAGTTCGGGCACGCGGTGGACGCCCACCTGCACAACGTGCCGGGCCGCGCACCCGCTACTGGCGTGTACGCACGCGATGAGTTGACGCAACTCATGTACGAATTCCGGCAGTCCGAGGCAATGAAGTATCTCTCGGAGTACGCCTTCAATCCGAATGAGCATTCGATCCTCAAGGATAGCGACATGTTCGCTGAGCTATTCGACCTCGCCTTCAACCCGCGGCACAGCGACTACGTGCTGGGCGCCGCGATCCACCCTGAATTGCAGTCCTACGTGCTAGCCTTCCGCAAGGAACTCAAGGGCAGCGGCGCGTGGGTGCCGGAGGGGGTGGCGCCTGCCGTCAACCCGAACGCCGGGCGTACTGTGGCCGAGGTCAATGCCGCGGCTCCGGGGACGATCCGGGCCGAGCACCGCATCGGCCTGCTGCCGCAGGAGACGCTGACGCGGCTGACTGACAACTTCCTCGGCAGCGGGCGGTACGCTGAGGCGAACCCAGACGTGGCTCGTATGGCAGGCTACCTCAACGAGTACATGCAGTCATTCACGGCGCACGCTCTGCGCGAGGGCGAGCGCGCCGGTTTGCAGCACATCTTCGATGGGATGAGCGGCATGCCGGTGATGGATGCGGTGCCGTACAACTTGACTGAGGCGCGGCTCTGGGATGCGGTCGGCCAGATGATGGCGGCCAAGTTCGAGGATGCGTTCCGTCTGCAATACTTCGCACAGAACCGTTCGATGCTGCAGCGCAGCATCAACCACCCGATGTTCGGCCTGTATCCGGCGAGCTACATGTGGGGCAAGGTCGGCCCCGAACTGGTCAAGTTCATGGCGCTTGAGCCGTTCGGCGTGAAGACTGGGGCCATGCTCTACTCGTTGGCGAACGTCCAGAAGGCGATCGCGGTCCAGCGGCAGTACGATCCCGACTTCGATACGTTCATCGCCGGCCTCGGCGAGAGTCCCGCTCTCAGCTTCCTCGGCTACATGACGCCCGCTCTGCCGTGGGACCTTCCATCCAGCTACCCGGCGTGGATGCGGGAGGCGGCGCAGCAAGGGTTGGCGAATGACGCTACGATTGCGGCCGGCGGCTCGCCGGAGGATATCAACTTCGTTGCACCACTCACGAAGGCCATCAACCGCCTCAATCCGTACTCGACCACCATCCCGTGGGCCCAGAAGGCCGGTGCGGAGGTAGAGGCTGTACTGGGTGGCGGCGAGGAGACCCCCATCGTGCCCGTACCGGGTACCGTGGACGCAGCGGGCAACGTCACTCCGTTCGACCTTGCCGAGCCGGTGTCAGCCACCGGGCTGTCGCCCGTGCTCGCAGACCAGATGCGCAGCCTGCAGGCGTTGCTTGGCGGCTAGCGCACGCTATGGTACAATGAGCAGCATGACAAAGATCGACGGCACCCCACCCGCTGGTGGCGAGGCCCCGGCCGTAGTGGTTGACACCACTGCTCCGGGCACTCCCGCTCAGCCGGATGAGGTCACGCTTCTAAAGTCGAGAACTGCAGGTTTGGACGCGAAGGTCACTGAACTGCAACTCAAGGCCACAGTAGCCGAGCAGGCAGCAGCGGCAGCAGTCGCTAAGCTCGCTGACTACGAGGCTGGCAAGGTGCAGGCCGATGAGGCCCTTCGGGCACAACTGGCGTTGAAAGACGTTGCAATGGCAAAGGTGCTTCGAGACGCTGCGCTTCTACACGTCGAAACCAAGTACCCCGAAACGTTCGGTGTGCTGGGGGCGGTAGCAGCGACGCTGACCGAGGACCAACTGGCCGCCAGCGAGGCCCGCTTTGCGGGTGTCGTTGAGTCAGGGGCACCGACGCCGCTGGGGAGCAATCCCGCGCGGACGTTGGCACCAGCCGCAAAGGCCATTGAGGACATGTCGCTGGCAGAGTTGCGCAAGCATCTCGGGACCTTCCCGACCAGTGTCATGACCGGGCAAGCCGACTAAACGAAGCGACCGGGCGCAACCCCGGATACTGAAACGAAAGGATACCCGCCGCAATGGCTGGTCCCACGGACACCGCAACTCTCAACTTCGACAAGACCGTGCAGGTCCTCATCCGCAAGGAACTTGAGGAGGAACTCCTGCCGACACTCCCGCACCTTCGGGGCGGGTTCATCAAGGCTACGTTCGTCAAGGGCACGAACTCGGTCATGCGCTTCCTGCGCGTGCCGTTCGCAACCCCGACTACAAATGCTGGCGTTGTCACGCCGGGTACCCCCCCGTGGCTGACTGAGGGCGTGGCGCCTACCGCTATCGAACTCGCAATCGGCTTCGAGGAATTCACGTCGTATCAGGCCGGCCAGCGCTGGAACCTGTCCGACGTGGCTGTTATGGAGTCGAGCATCGACCTCATGGCGAAGGCTGCCTCGGTCTGCGCTCGTGATGCTGCCGAAACGGCGGACGAGTACGTCGGCCGCATTCTCGCGGCGGGGACGAATGTCCTCTACGCGGGTGCGGGCAACGCGGCTCGCCTCGACGTGGGCGCTCTCGACGTGATCACGGGTTCGCTCGTGCGTCGCGCCGCGCAGAACCTCAAGGCTGACTCCGTTCCCATGTTCGGTGGGGGCACCTATCAGGGCATCATCCATCCGGCCGTCGTCTTCGACTTCGAGGAAGACAACGACGTGGGCGGGTGGCTGTCGGTCGGGAACTACACGTCCCCGGACGGCATCCTGAGCGGCGAGCTTGGCAAGTACGCCGGCGTCCGGTTCTACGAGAGCCCGCGTTCGCGGGTCTTCGCGGGCGGCGGCGCTGGTGGCGTTGACGTGTACTCCACGTTCATCGCCGGTCCCGACTCGTACGCTTTCGGCGACTGGGGGAAGACGACCTTCCACTACGTGCCGATGACCGCGGCTCCGGGCAATGAGTTGGGGCAGATCGCCAGCATTGGCTGGAAGACCTTCCTCGGCGCAATGCTCGTGGACGAGGCCGGTGCACGCTACATTCGAATTGAGTCGGCGTCGGGCCTGTAGTAGGCTAACCCCACCTGTCTGCAAGGGCAGGCCATCTAAACTGAACCCCGGCTCCGGGCGACCGGGCCGGGGTTCGATACGTTAGGAGGGCCCTGATGGACCTGATCAGAACCGTAGACTACCGCGGGTTTACCCTGAATAACGTTGCCGGTGTGACAATCACGGGGGGTGGCGCTGTCGGCTCGGGCATTGTCGGGAGCGTGCTGGACTCTGCTGATATCAGCGACGTGGATGTCGTGCAGTTCCTCGAAAAGCGCAGTCAGCAGGACGGCATGGACGCCGGCGACGTGTTCCTCGGGACGCGGCGCATCCGGTTGGCGGGCACGCTGTACAACGTAACGCGGGCGACCCTGTTTGACGATTACTGGACCCTGCGGGCGGCCCTCAGCCCGGTACTCGCTCAGCGCGAGAGTCCCCTTGACCGCGGCTACCGACCGCTCCGCTTCTCGGTGCCGACGAACCGCGCAGCGGATTACCCGGCGGGGGCGATCGACCTACAGGTCCTCGCCCTGCCACGCGCCTTCCAAGCCCTGTTCAGTCGCAACCAGACTGGCGGTGAGGACGATGACGCGCTAGCGATCCCGTGGCAGGCGACGCTGATCTGCAAGGACCCGAGCATCATGGCTCAGGTGGCGCAGGATTACGTTTTCACGACCGGGGCGGCGCACACTGATGCCGGCAATACGGTCAACCGCGGCAACTACATCTGTCCGGTCAACGCGCTCTGGGTAGTGACGAGTGCCAGCGGTACGATCGTTGCGACGGTCGGGGACTCGGTGTTCACTGTCACCGTGCCGGCTTCGACAGGGGCCCGGACCATCCGCTTCAAGGGTGAGGACAAGGTACTGACCGTGGAGGAGAATGGCGTCGAAGTACCGCGCTACGATCTGCTGACCTTCTCCGGCACCGCGACGTGGCCGCTCGTGGCGACTGGGACGATCGCCTACTCGTTTGTCTTCGGCGGCAGCCTCGTGGTCTCGGCTGGGTCGCACTTCTGGTTCAGCGAACGCTACGCATGAGCGTGGTACAATATGGATATCGAGCGGATGATCCGTTCAGCTAAGCAGCCGGAGTATCCGGCAGAGTAAGGGAGTATCCTGAATGGCAGGAACCATCGTCGCAACGACCGTCGCCGGCAAGGGCCGGGGCATCGTCCGCGTAAATCTTGCACTGACCTGTGCAGGCGGCCTCATTGACGCCGCACCAATCGGTTCGTTTTTCGGCCGTCTAGTCGCCATCATCTATGAGCCCACGGCGGGCGCTGGCGCGACCATGACCGCCACAGCCGACGTGCTCCTGACGGACTCCGTGACCGGCGCCGCCATCATCAGCGACCTCAACTTCGGCACGGCTCGCGTGGAGCGGCCGACCATGCCAATTCAGGACAACACGGGTACACTCATCACCGCTGCTACCACGGCGAATGACACGAACCGTGACATCTTCGTCGCTGGCAAGCTCAAGCTCGCCATCGCTAACGCCACGACCACGGACACGGGCTATCTCGGCCTCATCTTCGAGGAGGCACAGCCCTAATGGCAGGCACGGTTGTCCCCAGCTACGTTCCGCACCGCTCACGTGGGGTTGTCCGGTCTACGGCGACAGTGACGTGTGACGCCTCGGGCGACGCCTCTGCGACTGTGGTCGATGTCGGCTTCGGTCGGCTTCGGGCCATGATCGTGCAGGGCCTCAGCCTCGGCGCAAGCGTTGTGACGCTTGCGGATTTCAAGACGGGCGCGGCGCTCGCTACCATCGACACCCTCAACCTCATCCCGGCTGGTGATGCCTACCTGTTCAGCAACACTACGACCGGCGACACGACCGGCGGCGTCAACGAGGACCTCTGGACCACGGGCGCTGCTCACGGGTTGGCAGCCAGTGATGGCGTCATCTTCCGGACCATTACGGGCAACGGCGCCGGCGGCCCAACGCTCGGTACCAAGTATTTCGTCGGGTCAGTCGGCCTCACAGCTACAGCATTCGTGCTCCGCACGCTGCCTGCTGATGGTGGGACAGTGGTCAACGTCGGTGCCACTGACGCCTCGGCCGCCACTTGGCTCAAGGCCGTCCAAGCCAACGTCAAGCTGTTCCACCCGACCTCGGTCATTCAGGACACTGCGGGTACAGTCATCGCGGCGGCCGACACGGCGCCGAACATCAACCGGGACCTGATCCTCGCCGGGAAGGTGACTATCACCGTTGCCGAAGGCGGCAACCTCGGTACCGGACTCGTTGTCTTCATCGTTGACGAAGCTGGCATCGGCGATCTGGCTCTCACCGTCTAACCTAGCTGGGAGGGTAGTTGCAAGATGCCCTCCCAGCACGATACCTCGAAGGGGTAGCCAGTGAGCATCACGTTCGGTAATCTCAAAGTGATCGTGGCGCGCGTTCTGCGTGACCCGAGTGCCAAGGCGTTCCTCACCGCGGACCTCGGCGATCTGATCAACGAGTCGCTCTCGGAGGTTGGCCGGATTGCCCCGCAGTTCTTTCAGGAGGATATTACGCCGGTCGCCGATACGCTGAGTTACATCATCCTCAGCGGTACGTTTGGCGGCGTCGCCGAACCGGAGATTGAGGTCGCGCGTGTCGAACTGTGGGATGTGACGACGACGCCCGACACGCGGCGGACTGTGATCACCCCCGCTTCCGCAGGCTACGCCGCCGACTCCGAGGCCGGATGGATGAACTGGGGCGGGCGGCTGTACATTCCCGGCTGGGCTGAGGCCCTCGTCTCTGGCGCAGAGTCCAACTTTCTCTACCGCCTCTGGGGCTGGGCCCCGTATCCACAGGTCTCGGCGGACGGCACGGTGATCGCCGTCTCCGCGCAGGCGCAGTGGGCTGTTGTTCAGTACGCCACGGTGCTCGGGCTCAACCGCCTAATCGGGGATCGCACACTGTTCACGCAGTGGCAAACGCGCGCCGGCAATACGGACACAAGCCTCGCCGGTCTGATGAACGATTTGAACATCGCGCGGGACGAATGGCGACGCCACAGTAGGGCGCTGATCCGACTCCGCTCGCTGGTGTAGGCCGTGGCGACCGTCGTCTGGACGCCTAATAAGAGCCTCGGAGTCCGCAGAAATCAAGGGACCACGACCGAAGGCGCCAGCGCGATCAAGCGCATCTACGTCGGGCGTGTCGCGGACAATGGCTACGACTACAAGTATTACCTGACGTTTGCGCTCGACTGGACTGGTGTCGGACGGATCACGAGCGCCGTCCTGACGCTATACACTGACGATGGGTTGGGCATCGAAGGCGATACACTCGGCCCAACATCGACGCCCAGTATCATTATTACGCGTCTGCTGGCCGATTACGCGGCATCTGGCGGCAGCACGGTCTACACGCCGAGTGAGTACGTCTCCCCCGTCTCAGCTACCGGGTCGAAGGCGGTGGCCGCTAGCCCGTCGCCGACAGCCCTAGAGGCGGTGAACATCGACATTACGGGCATCGTGGAGGACTGGGCGCCGGCCACGGTGCAGAAGCGCGATGGGTCAGCCGGCGGTGGGGCCTCCAACTTCGGGGTAGCCATCGACCACGGGACGCAGCAGATTGTCCAGTATCACTATGCGGGTGTCAGTGATGATGCCGAGGGTGGGTTGGCGGCGTATGAGCCGATCCTGACCCTGACTTACAGCCTCGGGCTGACCGTGCCGGCGACGCCAACGAGCCTGACGCCAGTTGGCGCGGTCGCTGCGATCGGTTCCTTCCAAGGTGCTTTCAGTGACGCTGATCCGAATGACAAGCTGGCTGCCAGTCAAGTTGAGGTCTACACGGCGGCTGCCAGTGCAGCCGGGCAGGTGGTGACGGGCGGTACTCGGCTCTATAACGTGCAGGAGGCGGCATCTAACACCGAAATCCTAAACGGCATCTTCGATCACGTGCCGCTGAACCTGAACCTTGCCGTGAACACCACTTTCAAGTGGCGCGCTCGGGTGCAGGACTCAGAGGGACAGTACAGTCTGTGGACGGACCTCATCTCCTTCTCGCTGACGAATACGAACCCAACGGCGCCGACGCTGACTCCGGCCGCGCAGACGTATGCCAGCCTCGACGGCATCCAGTTCCGCGGCGGAACATTCTCGGACCCCGATGCGGGCGATAAGCTGCTCGCCTACGAAGTGCAGATGTCGGCCTACCCAGAGGGGAACCCCAACTGGAACGATCCAACCTTCCTGCTGTGGGTAACGGGGAAGCGGTATGTAGCCAGTGGCTCAACGTCGTGGAGCACGCCCTACGGCGGCGCCAGCTTGGCGGCTGGCACCTACTACTGGCGGGCTCGTCACTGGGATACCAAGCACGGCGTCTCCACTTTTGCATACACATCTATCATTCTCAGCGCAGACTTCAAGGTTGAGGCCCAAAGCTCTACAAATGCCATTCAGGAGCGCCCGCGGCCGCGGCACCGCATCGTTATCCGCGAGATGGAGTATCTGGCAGTCGGCGGCGCCCTGACGGGCGTGGCGGCCACAAACCTCATCACGGCGGCAAGTGCCCACGGCTTTGCAGCAGGGCGCCCGGTGCGGTTCAGCGCCCTGACGGGCGGCGCTGGCCTCGCGGTCGGGACGACGTACTACGTGATCGCCAGCGGCCTGACGACGACAGCCTTCAAGGTAAGTGCGACGAGTGGCGGCACGGAGGTCAACTTTACGACCGACATCACGGCCGGCACGGTGACGGCCGTTACCACCCGGGGACCGGGCAAGGTCGTTGCCACCCTCGAAGATGCGCTGAACATCGGCGCCTCCATCCTGTACAACAGTCCCGGTGAAGCGCATTGGACGTTGGGCATCGCTCACCCGCAACTCAGCGTAATCGAGCCCCGGCAGACTCACTATGCCATCGAACTCTATCAGGGCGACGGCTGGCGCGAGGTCTTCGCCGGCCTTGTAGTGGACTTCGATGCTACGGACCGGGATGTCGTGTTCTACGGGATCGACTATCTCGGCCTGCTCGATTTCTCTGTTGACGAGGCGTACGATCCAAGCAACGTTGACCGTCCAGCGGAGTCCGGCGGATCGAAGTACATCACGACCAACTTCAACAGTATCAACTACATCGTCACCGACCAGTTGCTCCGAGCGCGGACGGCGGCGAACAGCCTCGTCGGATTTATCACGACCGGCGCTATCGCAGCCATGACAGAGACGCTGACGAGCTACTCGACCTATCAGCCGACTCTCAACTACATCGTCGGCCTCCTCGACTCGCACCGTTCCGGCACAGGCAAGTACACGCGCCTCAGCGTGCAGAAAAAGACGGGCGGCGGCTATGAATGGGTCGTGCAGGATGCGCCGGGGATAGTGCGGGATAATCTGCGCATGCGGTACGGCGAGTTGGTGCAGGGCTACCGGGTCAAGCCGTTCGGTTCCGACTGGGCCAGCCGCATTGCTGCGGTGGGCCGCGACCAGACGGGCGTCAAGGTCCGCTACCAGACGAAGACGGGGCCCGGCATTGACGAGGCCATCTGGGGGCGCTGGGCGCGGCCGATGTTCTTTGACGGGCTCACGGATGCCAACGATCTGACACGCCGGACCAGTCAGGCGGCGACGGCAGCGGGTAAGCTGGGCAAGGATGTCGGTCTCGGCCTGCGCTCGGGCGTCCTGCAGCCGCGCGATGGGTTCGATGTGTGTGATGTCTTCCCGGTGGATATCGAGCACGGCTCCGTGAGTACGGATGCCTTCGGGTCCGGCTACTGGGTCGCCCTCGGCATTACGTGGGTCGTCACTCAGAAGGGCGACTCAACCACAATCCTCACCCTCCGACCGCGCGAGGATACGGTGGCCCCCGATACCGACCTCCTGACCCTGCAACCGATTAGCTCGCAGGCTGAGTGGCAGATCGGCTGGCAGCCACCGAACCCGCTGAGCGCCACGTCGCTCTACTGGCTCGACCAGAACACGGGGCAGGTTTACGTGCGCGAGGATGGCTGGGCCGCCACTCAGGCCGTAACAGGCGTCGCCAGCACCGATCTGTTCGCGAAGACTGGACACGGTTACGTTGCCGGGGATGGCGTGGTATTCGGCTCGCTCGTTGGCGGCGTTGGGATCATTGCGGGTACCGTCTACGTGGTCATCGCCAGCGGTCTGACGGCAGACAACTTCCGCGTCTCTGCGACGGCCGGTGGAAGTACGATCAACTTTACGACTGACCTGACTTCCGGTACCGTGACTCGCGCGGCCCGGTACAACCTCTACTCGACGCCCGGCCTCCTCCCCAGTTCGGCTAGCAATGAGAAACTGCAACTCGGCATTGGCGGCGCGAACATGCTGGCGAATGCGGGCTTCGAGTTCGATTTTCAGGGTTGGACTACTAGCGCCACGCCGCCGATTATCCAGACCGATGTAGACCCCTACGAGGGGCGTAAGCGGTGGGCTGTCACCGTGTCGGCCGCGTATCGTTGGGCGAATGCCACTACCATGACGTTCAAGGCGGGTCGCACGTACACAGCCTCATTCTGGATGATTGCGAGTGGTGGTGCGACAAGTGATACGGGGGCAGGGATCGTTTTCGAGGGCTTGTCTTCGGTCGCACTGACGCATGAGGATGGAACAACCGCAACTGCCACCCCGAGACGCCTGCTCACCGTATTGCCTACAAGCTGGACGCGGTACTCGGTAACGTGGCTGCAGGCGGCCGACGATACTTCCGGTATGGTCGTGACGAATGCCTACGGCGGTAACTCGACGGGCACGATCGCCATTGATGCGATCGTCGTTGAACAGAGCGCCATTGCGACCACCTTTGCGCCCGGGCCGATGGATTTGCGGAACACTGAGGCTACAGTCGTCATCGACTCGACCGGTCTGACAATCGAGAACGGGAAGCTGTTCCTCAAGGATGAGTTCGGGGCTACAGCCTTTGACGCCAACGGCATTCAGGGGTCAATCGCCGACTATATCCTCCTCAATATCTACAACGGACACTTTCGTATTCGCCCTGCCGCCGATGGCACAGCTATCGCAGACGGCCGGAATGCAGCCCTTCCGTTCTGGACGATTTCCCGCACGGGGTCCCCAGCCGTTACCATCGAAACGGAGGCCGTTTACGTTGGCCTCGGCAACGTCATCCAGTTTGCTCCGGCGGTCAACACGGATACCTTCCGTGCGGTGACTGACTTGTCGCAGATTACGGATGGCCGACGCTATCTGGTGGAACTTGGGTTCGTACTCAAGAAAGCCACCTACGGCGGCGGCGGACACACCGTAGCGGGTACCGCTTTCTTCTACAAGGCCGACAGGATAACGGCAGCCTCTACGGCCAGTCAGGCGCTAACGGGTCATACCACGACGACGGCTGGCACCATCGTTTACGCGAGCCGGACCCTCATCGACCCTCCGGCTGACGCGCGGTTTGTCAAAGTGCAGATTGATCTGAGCACGGCGGGGACGCGGACGGCGGGAGACTACATCCGTATGGATGGGGCGGCCCTGTTGCCCAGCATCCCGATCGAGGCCGTGGCTTTTCGACGCAACCTCAACAATGGCGCCGACGCCCCTAAGCCCACAAACCCTCGGTTGGGCGACCGTTTCTGGTTGGAAGGGTCCAATCTTGAGTTCTTTTACAACGGTACGCGCTGGGTGACAACGACGCTCTACACCGGCGAGATGTCGTTCCAGCGGACGCTGAACCCTGCAGCCGCCAATACGGCCATAGACGGACTCCCGCCGCACCCGACTCTCGACGTTTGGGTTGAAACCGTCTTCGGCAAGTTCTTCGTTGCCACGACGAATGACGGGTCTAACTACTGGGATATCGTCGGGGCCTCCGTCCCAACATTCACGCTGTCCACTATCTCTAATGCCCCTAATGCGTGGGTGCAGGAGTCGGTGGCAGACAATGCCGTTGTAGCTGCTGGGTCCAGTTGGGGGGCTACGATCACGAAAGTCGGGGCGCCGGGCAGCATCTACGTCACCCTCGGCTACACTTACCGTCTCATCGCTCCCTAGGGCCGTCGCTATGCCTAACCTCTCCGTCACCACCGCCGCCGAAGTTGCGTTCGCCCAGCGTTTCCTCGGCGCCCTGCACGCCAACTCGAATAACGTCTACCTGCTACTGGCGGTCATCGCGTGGATGCGGGCTGGCGGACGAGTGGTTGGCAACAACCCACTGGGGCTAGCTCCCGGGCCGGACGATCTGCGCTTCCGGTCTGGGCAGCGCGTCCTCGGCCGGACCACGATGATCAGGCGCAGCCGCGGGAAGCGTATCCGGGTGACAGTGACGAGGTACGCCAGCACCTACCGGAACCTGACAGTCGCCGCTATGGCCTCCGCCAACCGACTACTGCGCACCGCCACCGGATACAACGGCTACGGTCTCATCGTCCGCAGCGCCCAGCGGCGGGCGCAGGAGACGGCGGCGGATCAGCAGGCACAGGGACTCGACTTCCTCGCCGCCATTGCCCTCAGCAACTGGGATAAGAACCACTACGGTACGACGGGCGCGGGTGGCAGTTACGACGTTGCGCGCAACCAACTCGTGCAAATCTGGGCGAGCCTCCTCGGCCACCCGGTCAACCTCCCGCAGGCTGCCACGCCGGCGCCACCCGTTACAGTGACCCCGCCGGCCCCGCCGGCTGCCCCAGTGCCACGCGAACCCGATAAGCTGCACAAAGTGCCACTACGCGACTACATTGAACCCTACGCCGCGCAGGCGTTCTACGAGACGCGCCGGCACGGGTTGCCGACCCTGCCGGGCGAAGCCGGCGTAACGACTGTGGTAAGCTAGTAGCTATGGGCAAGCAGAAACACGGGCATACAGTCGGTTACTTCACTAGCCGGACGCCATGGTCGCCAACGTATATGACGTGGACATCTATGAAGCAACGCGTCGGGAACCCGAACCACCACGCGTACGCTCGCTACGGCGGGCGGGGTATCACCGTCTGTGAGCGGTGGTTGGGACGAGCCGGTTTTGCCACCTTTTTGGCCGACATGGGTGAGCGCCCGGCGGGGACTTCGATCGACCGCATCGACAATGGCGGCAACTACGAACCGCTCAACTGCCGGTGGGCTACGCCCGCGGAGCAGGCCCGTAACCGGCGCAGCGGGAGGTAGACTGAAACCATGACTAGACAGCAGACGTGGCAGGATCGCAAGGCGGCCGGCCTCGCAGCGCAGCGCCTCGCTGAGGAACGAGCCGCGGCCGAAATCTGGCGCGGTATCAGTCAAGGCGAAGTGGGCCCGCAGGGTGAGCCCGGTCCGCAGGGTGAGCCCGGTCCGCAGGGTGAGCAGGGTTCACAAGGTTCGCGGGGCGAGAGGGGCGAACGTGGACACATGGGATTGCGCGGTGAGCAGGGTGAACCGGGCCCACGGGGCGTCGGTATGACGGGCCTGCGTGGAGAGAACGGCCGCGATGGAGTAGATGGCACGCACGGCCGCGATGGAGTAGATGGGCGCGAACTCATCCGCTCGGTCTGGATGTTCGAGAACGACTCGCCCGATGCCCGGCGAACTGGTATCATTGACTACTACTCGGATAATACCACCCGAACCCGGATGGTGCAACTGAATTCGGCTGGCCGGCCGATAGCATTGGAGTAACAACATGGCTGCTGGCAACTGGATCATGACGAACGGCGGGCGCACGAGTCTGCTCGACGGTACGTTCGACCTGAATACGGACACGTTCCTGATCGCACTGTTCCTTAGCACGTCGAACATCGGCGCCGCTTCAACAACCTACGCTGGCGTGACTAATGAACATGCGGCTGCGAACGGGTACTCGACTGGCGGCATTTCCCTCGGCGCACTAACGCTAGCTGGCACGACCACTGTGACAGTGGACGACCCGGCCGATGCCGTGTGGACGGCGACCGGCGGCAGTATTACCGCCAAGTTCGCGGTCCTCTACGAGTCCGCCGGCAACGTGCTCGCCTACTGTCAGCTTGACTCAGGTGGAGCCGACGTGACTGCGACTGACGGTAACACGCTGACGATCGCCTTCAACGCGAGCGGCATCTTTACGCTAGCGTAGTCGGGAGGGAGCCAACCTCCCATGGCAATCAGTCTCAAGACCGCAGGGACGTGGGCGCGGATCGTCGCTGATCCCTCGACCGTCACGATCCCCGGTACGCCGGCCGCCGGGGATCGGATGTTCCTGTTCGTCTCGTGGAAGACGTTCGACATCACGGTCGCTAACCCGGCAGGCTGGACGAGCCTCGGGTCCTTCTCTGACGGCGCTGTCGCGGCCGGTAATGGCACCGGGTCCGTAACGAACCAGATTTGGTACCGCGATTGGCAATCTGGTGATGCCAACCCCTCTGTAGACTGGTCCGCCGCTCCAACCGAGGGGCATGCCGTCGTCATGCTCTGGACGAAGGCAGGCGGCGACACGTGGGGCACACCGCTGGTACGGACGGGCGCGATCGCAGCGGCCGACCCGTTCACCGTCAATGCCAGTGCCACTATCACCGTAAAGAACGGTTCCGTTGTCATGTGCCTCATCGGCCTGCGCGACGACTCGACGGGCATGGTGCGGGCTACTGATGCCATTGACGATACGGGCGCGCTGGTAACGTGGAACGGCAACTACGTCGAGAGCCCGGCGACGCACTTCAACTCCACCACTGGGCTCGATATGTCGGGCGACCTCGGCCATCGTCTGGTGACTACGGGTGCGGCCGGCGTTACGCTGCACGCGGACGGCGATCCTACGGCGGCCGAGACGGGGTCAGCCATGTTCATCATGCAGGCTCTCGCCGACCCTATCCTCGTTACGCCCGGCCTGCTTGCACTCGTCACGGCAGCCTTCACGCCAGTCGTGAATGTCGGTGTCCTCGTGACCCCCGGCGTACTCGCGCTTACTACAACGCGGTTTACGCCGACTGTCCTCACCCCGCGGCTCGTTACGCCCGGCGTCTTAGCCCTGACGACCACGCGTTTCACGCCAACCGTTCTAGCGCCTCGACTCGTTACGCCCGGCGTCCTCGCGCTCACCCTCACACCGTTCGCACCAACCGTAACAGCCGGCGCCGGTGGCCCTGTCCTAGTGACGCCCGGCTTACTCGCCCTGACGCTCTCGCTGCTGGCTCCAACCGTCACAGTCTCCGGCGGTGCACCGGCACCGGAGCCCTATCACATTTGGAGCGGACGCCTCAGTCAGGAGGCTACAGTGGGAAGTCGAGCCGCTGCGAGGCTCAAGCGTAACCTCAAAGGCCGCGCAGACTTTCTAGCTGCTCAGCGCGAGTACGAGGATGCTCTAGACGACCTCCTAGCCGAAGCGAGGGCTCTGCTACAATGATTACTGTGAACGCTGAAACTCCTCCCAATGGCCCGCTCTCGTGGCGCGATGTCTACCGTGCTGTCGGCGAGTCGGAGGCGCGCGTCATCGCGGAGGTTGCGCAGCTTCGAGCGGTGACGCTCTTGACGCTCACAGACCACGAGGGGCGCCTGCGTATCCTCGCCATGAGCGAGGCTAAACGCAGTGCCGCATTCAGCACCGGCAAGGTATTGACCTTGGGTCTGTTCTCCCTCGTCGGCACCGTCACCGGCGTCCTCGCCCTCCTCGCCAAATGATCGACCTGCACGGCTACCTGCACTACCACGTCTCGGAGCGTGAGGGTGCCCACGCTACTCCCTGCGGCCCGGATGACGCCAAGTGGGAGGACTGCCTGTGGGTCGCCCTCATCGAATTCCTGCGGGCCCTCGGACACACCAACATCCCGGCGACGCTCGCTGAGGCCGAGGCTCTGCGCTGCGTCGGACAGGGCTCGCCGCTCGGGTTCTCCACGTGGGAGCACGCCATCAATGGCGTGCGGGCTCGGTACAACATCACGCTGCCCCCGGTCATCAAGGGGGCGACCGCCATCTGGGCCGCCCTGCAGCCCGGCACTGTCGCCGTCATCATGGGCGCCGGCTCGCCCGGCACGGCGTGGCAGGCCGGCTTCACGAGTGGGCACGCCGTCACGTACTTCCAGCTTGACCCAACCGACGCAGGCTGGGTCTGCGACGGACTGGCGCCGGCCAGCTACAATGGCGAACGGATCACCAAGAGTCAGCTTTTCGCGTACATCGCCGGTCAGCCGACCGGGGGTGCTATAATCGCCCCAGTAGGAGGCAACATGCTCGTCGGCTTCAAGTCAGCCAACCCAGCGATCGGACCCGGCAAGGTCAAGCTCGCCGCCGGTCACTCGCTCATCAACATGCGCGAGGCTGGCAAGGCCACGCGGGTCGATTACCCGTGGGGCACGTGGCCGCCTGAGACGGAGTTCACCGTTGCCGCTGGCGTGGACCTCTACCGCTGGAATGATGCCGCGCCAGTGGACATCGAAGGCAATAGCCCCCCGCTCCTCGGCCGTAACGAGGTTTACATCGTCCACCTGCCGGCGTTCGGCGGATCGGTGTACATGCTGCGTCGAGACGCTGTGCCGGGGTCCTACATCCCGGCGACGCTGCCGGACACGACGCCCTACTCGCAGGCGCAATTTGACGCGGTGAAGGATGTCAGCTACGCTGCCGGCCTGACCGCAGGCAAGGCGCTCGGCACGGAGACCGGAACCGCACTAGAGAAGGCCCGGGTCCGCTCGGTCCTCGGGATTTAGGCTAAGGTGCCACGTGACGCCGGAGGCCCTGAGCATTGTCATCGCGCTCATCATGGTGATCGGCGCTGCGCTGTGGGCGGTGCAGGCGCGCTACTGCCCGGACTGCGCGCACTGCCGCGCCGCGCGGTTGCAGGAGCAGCAGGCGAAAGACAAGCGGGCGCATGATAGCTTGCACACGTGGTACCCTATGATCAGGCGAGGCGACACCGACCGCTGTCCGCGCTGCAAGAGGAACGAACCGTGACACGACCGACTCAGATCGGTGGTGGCATCCAGTACCATCACCAGTACAACCTCGACGGTGCGTCCCGGGCCGCCATCGACACGGTGCAATGGCTGCGCGGCTTGGCGGAGGTAACGGGCAACCCGCAGCACCGGAGTCTGCTCGACGAGGCACTCGCATTCTCTCAGAAGATCGGCGTCGCCCACAGAGAGGCGCTTGTCAGTCTGCAGGCCCTCTATGAGGCCAACCCAACCCGGTTCTACCGCTGTCGCAAGGGGTACGAACCGTGGCCGGACGAAATGGCCGAGGGGTTTGAGCCGATCTGTACGTGTGCCAATCGGTGCCTATACCACCACACTCAGGTCCCGGGCTCGACTGACGCAGACTGCAACTGCGCCGTACTCTGTCCGCGGCACGTCATTACCCGAGAGCCCGACGACCGCGCCCCAATCAGCCCACTCCCCATCGGACCCGGACAGGTGAACCGTGACCGCTCCTAGCGCACCGCGCATCCTCGTTCGGCAGAACGGCACCCGCATCTACGTGCGCTGGCAGCCGGTGCTCAATGCCACCGACTACAAGCTGTACGTCGCAGACTTCACACCGCCAACGACGCTCGAAGACGACATCGCCGACGATGAACTCGGCTCAGATGGATGGTTCTTTGACATCACCGGCCCGCAGGCCGGCCCGACCTACGTCGCTCTAACCGCGCTCAACTCGATCGCCGAGGAGTCGGGACTGAGCAACATCGTTCAGGTGAACCTGATGGGCGACGGCGCGACCAATCATCCGACTGACGCGCTGCGCCACATCATGAAGGGTGCTCGCTACTAGCCGCTGTGAAAACGATCAATGTGATCGCCGGCCCGCTGCTTCAAGTCGTGCTTCCAGTCCTCGCGTATCTCGTGGTTGTGGGGCTGCATCCACGAGCCCATGCCGTGTAGCTCCGACGCCCGGTTATCCATTTGATGGCGAGCCATGCGCCCCGGTCGAGGCGGCCACTGGACCTCGAACTCCGGGCCCTTGTCAACGACGGCCTCCGGAGGCCCGAGCCCGATCTGCTGCAGGCGCGCGGCCACGTCCAGCGGCGGCATCGGCGGGATGCCAGCCTCCCGTAGCGCGTGATCTTTAGCCCATTCAGGGGCCATGTTCGGCGTATTGAGCGCGTTGCGCTCGCTCGCCATGCGCACGTGG